CTTAACCACAAATACCGTTTATGGGGTAACAATCACTGCCGGGTGGGTGTCGGAAACGGCGCAAACTGGCGTCACGATCCTGTTCTCATCTTCCACATGTTACATGGGCTATAATTACGGTTTTACTAGCACAACAGGTAACCCGCTAACAATTAACGCTGCAAACTTACATTGTTTTTCAACAAATACCACATTCCGCGCCGACGTAGCAACTTTGGGACATTGTGGATCAACAGGTGCGGCGCAGTATGTAGTTTTATATATATCAGATAGTGCGACAGTAGAGTCAGTAACGAATACTTGGGGCACTTCCATATACGCCTACAATTATAAAACCGGACTGTCCCAAACAGTAATAGATGTAAAATTCTTTAATTTTCAGTACTACTCTACTTTCAGTTTCTCCACCAGCAAATCTGATAGCCAAGCAAACTGGAAATTAATCTGCACGGAGTGGTATCGCACGATGGGGGTTAATAATTTAAGCATGAATCTCTACAGCGCAACTCATACTCTTGATTTTGATTTTGCGACGAATCACCATTTCTCACAAGACAATGGAAAAGCCTTTTTTGGAACCGGTGGGCCGGGCACAGTTACGGTAAACTCGACCACCAGAACCTACGAGTTTGGTTGGTCATCTAATGTACTAGATGGTTTTTTCTCTGGAGATGAAATAGACGGAACTTATAAATCTATAACTACGCCTGTTACAGAGACACTTAAAATTGCGAATGGCGCGTTCGATGTAGCTTCAATGGGAGGCAGCAGCCCGTCGGCTTTTCACGCAGTTTGGGTTAAATCAATTAATAATACCGGCAGCCTAGACCTCATAGATTCTAAATTAATGAAGGCATCTCACGCCTCTGTGTATGGTACGCCAATAAAATTAAATGTGCTGGCAGATGGAAATATGAAAAAGCCTTGTCAACTTATGTGGTCGAGCAACTACACCACAAATAAATGGCCGATAGTAATTAGCCACAGCCCGAATTTCTCAGATAAGCTTACATGGCATTTTTCAAGTTACACTAACGGAGGCATATACACGGAGACGTTCGCTATCGATATGCCAACGATTGCAGCACTCGATTTTGATTGCGCTTTCACGACGAGTTCAACACCGGGTGTCACAATAAAAGCACAACTATACACCGCAAATAGTAGCGGAGTTGCAACAGGTTACGGGTTGCAAACCGCGTCCGTTAGCGGTACTGCCGCGACAATTTCTCAAGCAATTGCTTCCTCTACCTTCACGACCAATGACGCCAAAACAGCGTATGTAATTGTAGAGATGACTAAGACGAGTACCGCTGTGGCAAACGTATCGATTAACACATTGGGTCTAAGCTGATGGCTTTTACAGATTGTGATTGCAGCGATATAGGTGTGGTCGGAATGCTGCGGCCTGTCGCCAGAACCTACGCGGCATCAAGTGGCGGTGGCGGTAGTCTCAAGCAAATATACAGCGGGAGTACGCAAATTCAATCGATCTATCATGGATCAACAGCAATCACAGAAGTTTACGTTGGATCAACAAAGGTGTTTGGGTAATGGCACTCACGAAAGTTACAAGCGGCGTTCGAACTCTCGCTGCGAATGAGGTCGCGACAAGCAACATCGCCGACAACGCGGTCACGCTTGCAAAGATGGCGCACGGCACAGACGGTAATTTGATTACCTTTGACGCCGCAGGCGCACCGGCGGCAGTCGCAACTGGAAGTGCCGGTCAATTGCTAACCAGCGCAGGTGCGGGCGCCGCGCCTACATTTCAGACCGTTGCATCGAACGTGATGGTGCAGCGCGTTGTAACAGAAGTTTCGAGCGTTATTGCAAGCTCCGTTGTTACGCCTTTCGATTCAACTATTCCTCAAATTGGCGAGGGAACTGAAGTCGGAACGCGGGCAATCACGCCAACTTCTGCATCAAATTATTTAGAAATCGAAGCAATTGCTAATCTGACCGGCCAAGGATCGGCGGCAGACTACCAAGTCATGGCATTGTTTGTCGATTCGACAGCAGACGCGCTGGCCGCTACAGCACAAAACAGCGTCAGCTACAATATACCAACCTCACCTTTGCGCCTGTTCCACCGAATTTCGGCGGGAAGTACATCGGCGAGAACTTATAAAATTCGGATAGGTGCGCCAAGCGGTGTTGTCGCGATCAATCAATCCTATGGGTCAGGTATCACGCTAGGGGGAATACCGAGATTTTACCTAATCGTCACGGAGATCGCAGCATGAATAATCTGATTCCCGAGGCGTATTACCAGATTCATAGCGAGCAAGGCTGGGCGTTAGTTGATGGCGAAATAGTGCAAAGACCGGCGCACCGCTCCGGTGAAACTGACGAGCAAATTGCGGCGGTTGTCGCGCAGTATGAAGCCTGGCTTGCAGATAATCCGCGATGAACGATCCGCGCCACATTGGTGATGCAGCCGCAGGCATCGCGGGCATTGGCGCGTATCTGGAATTTTTGCCGCTGCCCGAAATTGCGGCACTGTCGACCATCACCTGGTATACCGCGCGACTCGTCTCCTGGTTGGTCAAACGATGGCGCGCGCGCTAATTATCGCGGCGCTGCTGCTGTTGCCTGCGACCACAGCGGCGCAAGGTGTCTGCGGCGCATATGCAAAAATAAGTGAGCGCCTGGTGAATAATTTCAACGAAAACATCGTCGGCCGCGGCATTGATTCGCAGAATCGAATGTTCGAAATATGGACCGGCGACGACGGCTGGACAATCACAATGACCAGCGCGCAAATGATTACCTGCGTTATGGTCGTAGGCCAAAAAGGCACCAGCTGGGAAAATGTTGCAAAAAAACCGCGCGGCGCGCCGGCAGGAGGCAACTGATATGGAGCTCGACGCGCGTTTACTACTGACTTTGGCCGGGATGGGCGCCTCGATTGTGTCGGCCTTTGTCATCGTCAAAACAAAGTTAGGCGCAGTGATCGATCAGCTAAAAGACCTCGAACAGCGGCTGCGCGCCTTGGATTCAAGGCTAGATGCGGTCGACGTTCAAGTTAGCTCAACCAACAAATCGCTGTTGGTTTACAAAGATATGTTCAACCCGAAGGAGCGGGATGCCGCCAGCCGCGAGCTCGAACGACACAAAATTGAGATCGCGCATCTTCGCGAGGACATCGGAGATCTAAAAAAATGATCTGGAGCAATGTGGAATTTTTTAGAGAATCTGAATTTTCATGCAAATGTGGGTGCGGTTCTGCTCCAATGGATGAGACATTTTTAGGCGTGCTCGACGAGATCCGGCGCGAATTTGGGCGTCCAATGGCCATATCATCGGGCTATCGGTGCCAGAATCACAAGATTGAGGCCGCCAAGCGTGCGCCAGGGCCTCACTCAACCGGCGCTGCGGCCGATATCCTGGTCACCAGCGCGGTCGCACTGTCGCTTTTGCGCATTGCAACGGCGCATCCTGATATAACTGGCGTGGGAATATCGCAGCGCAGCACCTGGTCAACGCGGTTCATCCACCTGGATTCCGTGCCACCAGGTGGCAAATTTCCCCGCCCGCATTTGTGGAGTTATTAAATGATTGCCGCCCTTTTGCCCGTGCTCGGCCCGCTGTTAGGTGATGTCGTCAAGCGCGTTTTGCCCGAAGACAAAGATAAGCGCATGGAGGTTGAACGCGAACTAAATATGGCCTTGATGCAAAACGGTGCAGCCATCGAGCAAGCGGCCGCGAGCGTTATCAAGGCGGAAGCCGACAGCGAGCATAAAATCACTGCGACCTGGCGTCCTATCCTTATGTTAACGATAACCGCAATTGTGGGCTGGAATTATTTGGCTGCGCCGTTGGTTGAATTAGCTGTGCGCCTGTTTGCCGGCGGCACTGTCCCGCTAACGATACCGCTGCCCGAAGAGCTCTGGCAATTGCTAATGATTGGCGTCGGAGGGTATGTCTGCGGCAGGTCCGCAGAAAAAGTCGCAAAGAACTTTAAGAAATGACCCAGAGAAAAATTGGTCACAGAGAGAATTTAAAACGCCTTGTAAATTTGTTGGCGCTATAAATTCTTGTGTACTGGCAGCACCAACAAGGTATGCGTGCGGAGCTCATCGCCTCCGAACATTTTGTTTCAGCCGGATATTATGTATTCAGCACGTTTGGCGGCAAAGGGCCTGTCGATTTGATTGCGTTGCGCGTTAAGCCGTTCGAAATACTGCTACTAGATATTAAAATGCGGCGACGCTCTCGTGCCAGCCGCGAGACTTGGGTCTCGCGATCATTAACTACGACGCAAAAACTGATTGGAGTTCAGCTTTGCGTCGTAGATATTGACTCTAAGAAAGTGCGGCTAATCGCCCGGTAGGCTTAATACTATTTCGCGCGCCCGGCGGCCGTTTGTGGAGATACCCACGCGCCTCCAACTGGTGCACAATTTTATGCACGCTCTGGCGCGTCGTACCCATCGCGTCACCGATATCTTGATAGGTTGGTGAGTGGTCATATTCAGCGATCAATTGCTCAATTTTTCGCAGATATTGCGCCTGACGGCGCGTTAAGTTCCAGCCCATTTGTGCCTCCTAATCGTCGAGTATTTTGATGACGAGCGATTTCGCGCGCGTCGGCGGCTTGGCCTCCACCGCGTAGGCCTTACGGCCTCGGCTCATTCGCCAACTGACGCGCGCGAAATTCTCGCCATTTTCCTGCGCATAAGCGGTTTCGTGACATCCCATTTCGCTCTGTATTTCTGACGTCAACCCCGCGATCTGGTCTTCGATTGCGCGGCGTGCCCGCTTGGCCGCGTGCAACTCGCTTACACGGTCGCTAAGCTCAGTGCTCAGTGTCAAACTCTGCTCGGGCTCGGCGGTCGGCCAGGTCAACGCCGCATCGTTCGGCGTTAGTGCCGGGTACCAATCGGTAACAGATTGCGTACGGTACAAATCGAGGCGGGTCTGAAAATCCTGGACATCGGCGGATATTTTATAACGCTGCGCCTGGTCAGGTGCATACAAAAATATTCGCAACTCACTGCCTTGGTAGAGCACGCCGATGGCAGCCCATTGATAGCCGGTGCACATCATTAAACCCTGCACCTGGAGCGGCCCGCGGCCTATATCAGGCTCTATTTCTGGCGCATGCCGCGTCGATTTCGCCTCGAGCACACCCATGCCGTCGAGGCAAATCTCATCCTGTCCAATAACGTAGATGCCGGCATCTGTGTCGGTCGTAAATGTTAGACTCGCGCCATCTGCGCGCCCATCCAGTGACCCCTGGAGCGGCAAAGTTTTGTGGATCACGGGCTCGGTGACCTCGAGTTCGGGTTGCTCCAGGCTCAAGCGATCAGCCGTAACCGCCAGGATGTTTCCTTCGTTCCAATTCCCCCAATCGGCGGCCTCTGAAGACACATAGTTGCCGGGTGCATGAGCCGTGCCTCGATCAATCGCGTCTATGCTTTTGCGCAACTCGTCGTTAGGCGTTGACCAGTGCGACAGGCCAGTCAACCCTATCAGACGACTACACGACATGTGCCGGTCGTCGGTGATTTTCCCGATGTAACTTTTCATCGATCAAACCCCCCCATCGCTGAATATATGCAATAGGAAAAAACAGACCGCGTAAAAAGACACAATTACGACGAACTCGAAGCATGTGTTAAGGACTTGTTTTCCCGTGTGTATTGCCATTTTTATCTCCTTACCTATTTTTGTTAAGTGCGCTTCCTTACGCCAATCTTACACATTCCTGACACGCGCGTCCTCTTTTAATTTCAATTCCTCCCATCTCAAAATTACATTGCGCACAGCTGACGCCTGCCACCGGCCTTTGCCTCGGGCGGTCAGTTGGCCGCGAGCCTCGAGCCCCAGCGCAATTTCCGCGAGGCTTGCGCACCCATATTTTCGCAGTTGGTCGATCAAAGGCCCGACCCGCATGGCAAATTTATCCGCAGCTGTTGCGCGCTTGACGGCCGCAACCGCCGAGCCCGCCTTTGGGTTGGGCGAGCCCAAAATAACACCCTTGCCCTTCGCCGCCTCAAGCCCAGCAATAGTGCGCTCGGAAATCAATGCCGCCTCATACTCAGCGACCGTCGCCATTAGTTGCAAAATCATTTTATTTTGCGCTGGGTTGTGCATGTTTGGCATATCGCAAAATATGACCGGCACCCGGCGCTCGATAAACGTGCACAAAAAACCGACGTTACGCGTCAGGCGATCCAACTTTGCGCAAATCAGCGTGGCGCCCTCATCGATGCACATGTCAATCGCCGCATTAAGCTCGGGGCGCTGGCGCATTCGCCCGCTCTCGATTTCGGTGAAATGCTCGATTAAATCCCACTCTCCGCCGTTGAGGTGGCGTCGCACCGTCGCGCGTTGCGCGTCGATGCTGTGGCCTTCTTCGCCTTGCTCCCGCGTCGAAACGCGGTAATAGGCGACAAATTTTCCCGTGTGTATTGCCATTTTTGTCTCCTTTCGTTGCGACCTCATTTAATGCGATTTTGTTTTTGAGGTCGTTATTCACGCGGTTGCGTTGAATTTTTTGGCAAAAAATAAAACCAAGTCGCTTTGTTTCGCTGTCAGTCGAGCATTACCAGGCACCTGATAAACGCCGTCTCCCAGGTCGAGCAACCACCCGCCGCTTATTTCATGTGCAGCGCGGGCCGTGCCGATATCGTCAAAAGTTTTCATTCTGCTGTCTCCCTTTTCGCGCGCTAAATTTCCCTGTAAAGACCACAACAATTGTAATTGCCGTTCGCTATGTTCTCGATAAATTCCGCAATATCTGCCTCTGCATCCAACACCACATACTGTTGATTTTTGAACGGTTGAAACTCCTCGTCCGACCCAAAATCTCGACCAATAAAAACGATCCGGTTGCCAGTGTCTTCCAGCAGAATAATTTGTTACCAGCCCAAAATTGTCGGCGTTATTTCCCACTGATCTTTATTCGCTTGAAATTCTATCGGCGTATTCATTCTGCTACCTCCCGCAGCACGATTACTAAATCATGAACCCCATCGCCAACGAGCAAACGGGTCTGATCCCACGACCATATCCCTACCGTATTCAAGTAATTTCTTCTGCTACCTCCCACCGGATTAGGCCCGCCGAAAGTTGGTAAGTTTGTCATATCAATTTCGCCATGTGCGCGCGGAAGACGCTGGTCTTCAGCAATAATTGCGCCAAGTAATTCCTCCAGCGTTCTCATTTTTCTATTCCCTTTTTCAGTTTTCCAGACGCCCAGATGTGGGCGTTTCGCCGGGATTTCACCGGCTCGTCAGTGGGCTAAATGGCCGAGAAGGTTATATGGTTTCCGTTTGCTTTTTTCTTTCCACCTTCGTCTAAAAAAATCCAATTGCCGCGTTTAGTTCCTTCAAAACTTCTGTAATCTACTATGCGCGGTCTGCGACGCGATCCGCCCCAAATTGGGAACGTGCCTTTAACGCGCACTTCATTTTCTTTATTTTCTTGAGGTTTAACAAGATTCCGCAGCTTTTCGCGTTTCGTTTCGTCGGCTTCTTCCCATGCCTGCACCAGTTCGGCGGGATCGTAAAATTCGACCTTGTTGTACCAGCTGCCGCCCGAATGGTGCCATTCGGAGGTGCGCCAGAAGCCGTCTTTTGCCAGGGCGACCGCGAGTTTTTTGGTTTCGGTCCATCCGGCAAACTTGAGGTCGCCGGCGGTTATTTTTGAGAGTGGCTTGCGGCCATCTTCATAGGCTCGCAGCGCGTTGACGCTCATCCCGGCGTCATAGTCGTAGCCGTTGCCTCTACCCGGAAAATTGTCATATTCAAAGTTAGCCATTTCAAGAGTCCCTTTCTTGCTGTGGTTAGCACCGCTGACCGGGTTGCAGCCCGGCTGCGGTGCGGTTTACGCCGCGTCAAACAACGGCAATCCGATTAGTTCCATCCTGGCCTCGGGCGGCTTACCGCCGGTGATGACGCCGAGCGTCGGCTTGTCTGCCTCGAGGTAGGCGCCGCTCGCGACGTAGGCGTTGCGCAGCACGCGGTAGATCGCCTGCCATTTGGCCCCGTGTACGCTGCGAACTGGCCCATACTTGCGCCCAGCTATCTCCTGTTCGCCGGCGGTGTGGTCGATGGCGTGCGCGATCTCGTGGCACAGTACGGCCGCCTCGGGCGCCGCCTTGTCGTTGGGATCGCCCACCAGGTCACCGATCTCGGGATCTTTCGCGATGCTGGCGTATTCGCCCCAGACCGCGAGGCCGCCTTTTACTTTGGCCAGGCGGTTGAGCATCCGCGTGCGCTTGGGGCCTTTCTGGTCGATGCTCGCAGTCCACTGCCTGATGTAGGCGTCAGTATTTGCATCTGGCTTATAGTTCCAATCGTGCGCCGCGCACACATTGATCCAGGGCCTGCAGTACTTCATCCCGCCCCAGGCACCGCCGTCACCCTTGCGGATTTTGACCTGTAACTTCGCCGGCCAATCCGCGTTGACCAGGCCCGCCTCGACGGCGATGGCGCTGATCTCGCGGATCATGGTTTTGACAGGTTTCATGCTATTTGTCTCCTTTGCTCTAGTTGTTGTAGAAGACTTTACAGGGGTAAGTGCCGACAAAGATCATTCCGTCGAACCCGGCGTCGCGTGCGAACTTCTCATAATCGATGTAGGCGACCAGGTTGTCGGAGATCTCCATGCAGTCGGTCATAAATTCCTCGGCCCAATGAGCCGGCGTGTCATATTCGCCGGCGTAGGCCTCGAGCGCCGTATCAATGTCGGCCTTGGCGTCAACGTTCTCGGTGTAGGCCTTCCAGGTTTCCCGCTCGCGTTCATCCGCCTCGATGTAAGCCCAGACCTTTTCGTCGACCCAGCACTCGCCGACCATGCCTTCGGGGATGCCTTCCCAATCCATGAACATTAGCTCTGGATCGAACTCGTCTTTGTGGAGCTTCGCGGCCGCCTCGAAGAAATCATCCTTGTCGGCGTAATCGCCTAAGTCCAACCAGGCGCCCGCCAGGTTGCCGGCGTTGTACTTGCCGTAGGTGCCTACATAAATATTCGTGGTGGTCATCCTCTTGTCTCCTGTTCGTTAACACTGACAATCAGCAAGGTGGGGGATCGTTTGATGTTTGTCAACCCTTCGACAGCAAATAAATCATTTATTTTTAAAATTATCAAACGTACCGTGTCGATATGACACAAAAAGATGAACCCCGACGCGCAGTGCACCGCGTAACTCTTCGCATCGACGCAGACGTCTGGGCGGCGCTGGCGCGGCGTGCTGACTACAATCGGCGCACCAGAAATGCGGAAGTCGAAATCATTCTGCGCGATGCGGTCGCATTACCTATTGATCGCGTGCGCCAGACAATCGCAGGTCGGCGTGAGTAGCCGGAGCAAGCGCAAGGGCAGCGGGTACGAGCTCGAGGTCGTGCGCGATCATCTGGCGCTCGGCGTGCAATCATCAAAACAGCCACTATCCGGCGCTCTTGGCGGCAAATATTCCGGCGACGTGCAGATAGCCGGTATGTATGGTGAGTGTAAAAGGCGGCGCAAGGGCTACAGCAGTCTATACAAGGCGCTGGAACAGGGCGGCGGCAGCGATGTGCTGTTCGTGCGCGATGACAATCGGGAGACGTTAGTCGTTCTCCCTTGGGAAACCTGGCGCCAGATTCTCGGCTGGCTGCGCTGGGCAGATCTCTATCCGGCCGAGACAATCGAGGAGACAAAAAAATGAGTGACATATTTAGCGGCGATAGTGGCGGCGGTGACGGCTGGATTAATTGGAACGCAAAAACCTGTAAGTGGACGATTAACGGCGGCCCCGCCGAACCAAAATCAATGTTCGTAGACGCGCGGTCATTTGTTGAAGGCTGGATTCAATTTAACCCTGCTTATGACGCCATTTTTCCGCGCCCCGAGGACGGACCTGTCGCGCAGCCAGGCGACACGTACAATCGCGCGTGGCTTGTGAGAGTATTCACTGACGAATGGCTCGATTTTAAATTCACGAGCTGGTCTGTTTATAAGGTTTTCAAGAAAATTGCGCCGCAATTTCGCGATCAACCTGACGGTCAGCTGACCCAGGTCACGGTTACAGGCGAACTCTTGAAAGACAACAAGGGGAATGCCGGTCCAATCCTCGAGGTGGTTGGTTTTGTCGATGATCCAAGTTTGGTTCCACCCGCTGCGGCTGCTGCACCCGCTGCGGCCGAAAACGACAGAGACTCGATTTTCTAAAGTCGGCGGGTGGATTTCGTCAAAATTATGCCCGATGTGGCTCGCCTATTGTGCGGCGAGCCCAACGCCCGACTATCCAGCGCGACCGAATGGCGCTATGGGAAAAAAGGGTCCTTGTCGGTCGATCTCGTGGCAGGCACGTTTTACTGCCACGAGCTCGCCGATGGTGGCGGCGTGGTCGATCTGATTCGCTACAAAGCGCCGGAAACCGCCGAGAATGGCGGCGTTGCGCGCTGGTTCTCGGAAAATCTGGGTATTGACGACGAGAAACCGAAAGCGCCGTTCAAGACCGTCGCAAGCTGGGACTATCACGACGCCGATGGCGCGGTGCAGTACACCGTCACGCGGCGCGAAAATGGCGAAGGCGACAAGACCTATCGACAGCTGACGGCGCGCGGGCTGAAGCCTAGCGCCGATGCGGCGTTTGTGCCCCTGCCCTACCAACTGCCCGAAATGCTCGCCGCGCCGGATGCCGTGGTCTACATCGCCGAGGGCGAAAAGGCCGCTGATGCGCTGCGCGCTGTTGGCCTGGTGGCCACGACCAACTCCGGCGGTGCGAATAATTGGGACAAAATGGGGCGCCTCAACAAATGGTTTGAGGTGCGCCAGGTCGTCATTTTGCCGGACAACGATGAGCCTGGCCGCAGGCACGCGGCAAGCGTGGCTAGGCACTTGGGCGGCGTGGCGGCGGCGATCAAAATCGTGGAACTCACGCGCCTGCCGGAAAAGGGTGATGCGGTCGATTACCTGGCCGCACGCAGCGTCGAGGATCTGCGCGCGGAGGTGCGCGAGGTGGAGGTGCTCGAGGTTGACAGCATTCCGGTGCAGAGCGTTTTCACCGTTTACACGCTCGAGGAGCTCGAGGCGCTGCCCGAGCCGCAGTTTCTGGTCGAGGGGGTGCTAATCGAAGGCACCGACGCCGTGCTGTACGGCGAAAGTGAGGCGCATAAAAGCGGCACGGCAATCTCGATGGCGTGCGCGGTCGCCGGCGGGAGAGAATGGATGGGGCGCAAGACGCGCCAGGGCGCGGTGCTGTTTGTCGCAGGCGAAGGCGGTGCACTGTTGTCTAGGCGGTTCGCTGCGACCCTCAAACACGAAGGCGTTGAGCGCGCGCAGAATATCCACGTCATCAGCGACAATGTAGACGCCTATGCCGGCGAGGTGCACATCGAGGCGCTGACGGCACTCGCCGAGGATATTCGGCCGGCGCTGATTGTATGGGACACTATTTCGCAGCATTCGGGATCAGCGACCGAGAACAGCGACGAAATGAAGAATGTGCTGCGAAACATGCGCATCATTGCGCGCAGCTGCGGCGCGGCGAATCTGATACTGGCGCATCCAGGCAAGGACCTCGAGCGCGGTGTGCGCGGGTGGAGCGGACAAAAGAACAACATCGACGCACTCTTTAATCAGCGGCGAAGCGAGCAATATATCACGCTCAAGTGCGAGAAGCAGAAGGATGCTCCGCATTTTGAGCCCATCGATTTAAGGTTCGAGATCATCGATGACGCGCCCGTGATTGTGCCGGGCAGCCAGAGCACGGTCGGCGAAGCGGTCACCAGGATCTCGAGCAAAAACAATCGGCGCGCTTATACGGCCCTCTGTAATGTGCTTGCGCGCGCCGATTGGGCGCCAGGCTTCGATAACTATGCAACCGAGGATCAGTGGCGTCGCGAGTGCGCCAGAATAGGCCTCGGCGGAACCGATAATGCTGACAGCCAGGCCAAAGCATTCCGGCGTGCATACGCCGCGCTGATTGATGTCTACTTCTACACAGACGGCAAAAAGGTCTATTTGGCGGACAAAACGGACAAAATGGTTTGTCCGGACACCGGACAAGACAAAACCGGACAACCGGACAAAAAGTGATGTCCGTATACAAACACCAAGCTGTAACCCGCAGAAAGCCGCCATTGTCACCGGACAAAAATAACCGGACAAACGGACAAGACAACAACACGCAACCGGACGGACAAAACCCCCCTTTAGGGGTTGTCCGTTTTGTCCGGCCTCGGATTGTCCAGAAGGGAACTAGAGGGTGTTGAGACGTTTAGATGAGATCGCGCACAGCTACGAGCAGAAGTGGGGCGTGGGGCGTCTCGAGCGTCTCGTGCCGGCTAATCTCGCCGACAAGTTTGAAGCGCAGAGGAATATACTGAACGAGCTTCTGACCAAGAACGCGCCGGAACGCATCGAGCGTGCAGCGGCCGGAATGGCGCGTGCCTGGCAGGCGCTCGACAAGGCCGCGACCGAGGCGGGTCATGTTCCGCTGCCAAAAGAGATCTGGACGGCGCGGCACAAGAAAACAGGCGACATCATTTCCATTTACCGAGGCAACATCGAGCTCGTGGA